CCATCCTTTTCCACCATACGCGAATTCATAACAACTAACAATAGTATTATAAGCGGTAACACCACCCCAAGTATCATTTTTAACCCAAGCAGAAACAGTTATTCCTTCGCTTTCAGAAGTATCTGTAGCTGTGACTTTTATGGTAGATGAATTACCCATGTTTATATAATCATCTGTGCCGTCAAAATCCCAAGATGCAGTGGCAACGTAACCACTATCTAAGACTGCTCCGCTTGTCATTGAAGTTCCTAATCCCAATACCATATTAACTAAACCAATTAAAAGGGTTAAGGGATTTCCAAGTAATTTTTTCTAAAGCGCCTCTAATAGTTTGTTCCCAAGTTTTAGCTTCTTCAGAATCTATATACCATATACCATCAATATCATTTAGTATTGCTAATATTTCAGTATATGTATATTGTGTTTTTCCTTCTAAAAAAGATGGAGTATCTCCTTCGAATTTTACAAATGTATATTCACCATCTTCACTTAGTCTTAGTGTTTGAGCGGAATCTTGCATTACTTGACTAAAATCAACATCTTCTACTTCAACAAGAGGTATTATAACGTATTTTCTATTTTCTTTAGACATACTACAATCCGTCTAAATATTCTTGTAACACGTCTGGGATAGGTGCTACCCATTCAGTTTTTTTAAGTTCTTCTAAAATTTCTTGATGTGTATATATTGCTGCACTATTTAATTCTGATGGTTGCTCTCCAAGCCATTTAACAATAAATTTAGTATTATCATTGTTTTCTCTACCTTGATTCATATCATTAGCTATTTTAGAAAAATCTATATTTAGTTTTTCTGAAGTATCAACTATTGAATAGCTAAAGTTATTATATTTCATATTTATACTTTTTAATATTCATCTTCAAATGTTCCCCCGTTCCTAATAATAGAATAATCCCCATTTCCAACTATTTTTAAAGACATATTATCTATAGTTTGAATACTCGGGAAAGTTCCAGTCAGTCCAACATGATAAACTCCAAAAGTAGTAGAACTAGGAATAATATGATAAGTAACGTATGGTCCCCCAACATATTGATAAAGATCGCCATATTTCGTTCCGTCTTCAGTTAGTGCAGCAAAGATACTAAGAGAAGCAAAATGAGTTTTTGCAAGAATAGTATGTTCTATTCTATAAGTTTTATTTGCTGCAGATAATATGTTTGCCCCACCAGCTGTTTTAGCTATAATCCCTATTTCATCAGATCCGTGCTCTCTTGTAATTGTTAAACCACCCCCATCATATTCTACTGTACTATCATCATCTGATGCTGTTTGATCAACAAATACACTAACCCAGCCACTCCCGTTGACTCCAATTGCGGTACCTGTGTCAAATTCACCATTAATAAGAAGTTCATCCCCAAATCCTAATCCGCTGGGAGTTCCAACTTGGTTTTTTAATAAACCTGATGCATACGTAAGAGTAAAATCTGTATCGAGCTCGTGCATCATATCACCTATACCATTACCCATCATTAGATAATATTCAAGAGTAGAAGATTGATTATAATCACCAATATCAATGTTTAAATTATGATGCCTACCAGCATTATATATTCCAGCAACTTGAGTATTGGTTAACTCTGCGTTCCAAGCTCCAAAATCTCCAATACTACCATTCCAGGAATGTGATACAGAATCTCTAGTACCAGATCCTATAATTAGATTATCCCAAAAAGCAGTTGGGGAACCACTATCATTTATTAGGGAAGTGTTGGTTATTGGACTCCCATCAAACCATATTTTACAATCGTCAGCATCATCTTTATCAAAATAAAAAACATAATGGTGCCAATTACCATCATCCCAAGTAGAAGGTAATGTTGCAGAAAAAAAAGTGCCGGCATTATAACTCGTAAAAAGTCTATCATCCCCAACCCCTCCAGCATTAAGGAATAAATGGGTACTTAATCCAAATAACCTATTAGGACCTCCATCATTTGCTATAGCCCACACAGACATAGTACAATTTCTCCCCTCATCTATAGGAAAATTTGTTTCAATATAATCATTTACACCATCTAATCCAATAGAATATCTTTGTTCATGCGCCCCATCTGTTCTTACTAAACTATTTCCAAATCCTAACATATTCCTTTATTATTATACAAACCAATTAATAGGGTTAAACTTATTCCATTTTATATCATATAAAAATGTATCAAAGAAAGGATTTCTCTTTTCATCAGACCATATTCCATTTTCATCATTTAATACTTTACTTATATCAGACTCTGTATATTGCTTATATCCTCTTATAGGACGTGGAGCAGCATCTTCATCACTTAAATGTAAGTATACAATAAACTTAACTATAGCATACTTCTTGTCATAGCTAAATCTTACAATATTAGTAGATTCAATATTATTTACCTCTCCTGCTGGTATTATAACATATTTTAAATACTCTTTCATAATCGTTTTAAATTAAACATAGTTATCCCCCTTGGGTTTTACTATTTCAAGTTTAGATTTCATTCTAGCAGTGCTCCTTTTTACGGGACCCAAGGATAGTAAGATTGATGTTAATTCACCGCACGTACCTGTGTGCATTCTACCCTAACTAGAGTTTATACTTAACTCTTTTGCAACTACCGGAGAAAACTCTATCTCTATTTAAGACTACAATCCGATGTCTAATCCCATTTTTGGTTACCAAGGGATGATATTGTTGCGGGGCAAAAGTACTAAAAATAATTAAAGAACCAAAGAAAAATAAAAAAAATTTTTTTAGGGGGATATTTGTGAGTGCGTGAACCAGCACAATCAAAGACCCCTCCTATATTACGGAGTTCAAAGTACCCGTGTACTTTCCTCTAGTTCAAAACTATTTTTTGAATTTAATCTAAATCTTTATTAATTATGGCCACTACTAGCAAACTTACAATCGACACCGTTACTGATGTGCGTAACGATGTACACAACCGTCCTTACAGACTCATCTATTCTCCTGAATCGTGGAGTGCTGATTCTAAAACTGGGGAAATCAACAAGATAGAATCTGAAAAGCATTTCTGTTACGATGAATCTATGTTTGAGCTGCTTAAGCCTGGTGTTGTTATCAACATCGTAAGCAATTAGCATTAGGGACTTTGTCCCTTTGCCAGCTCAGCAACTAAATAATCACGAAGAGTGTGTGAGTGTGGTAATCACATCACATTCACCACTTTTTCCCACAATTTGGCAATCAATCAAATGATTACCATAAGATAATATAACACAAGTTTAAAAAAGACTGACAAATCCTTCCGCTATATTCCTACTATTGAATGAGATATAGGTTGTGATACAGTCTTTTATTAAAACAATTAAAATGCAACTTATAACAATCACGAAAAGCATACTATACTAGTTAATGCTTAGTAGTTAACCGACCAGAGATAGAGGCAAAGGTTGCATAACATAATAGAGTAAGTCGTAACTTGCGTGAGAGCTCATTAATGAGATAACTATGGGAAGATTGAAGTACCATCACACTCAAGAGGCTTACTCTTTTTAACCTAAACATTAACTAAACACAAACATTGATATGAGCAATAATAGAGGAAACATAACATTAGCTAAAACAATAGCATTAAAAGACATTGCTAAGTATATGAAAGATAAATTGAAAGTGAGTTGGTGTGGAGGTATGCTTCGAGAAAATGGAGTAATAACAAAGTTAAATAAAGAGTTAGGGATTTAATCCTTGACTTTTAAATATAACAAACGGAGATTTGCAAGTCTCTTTAGAGTAAGAACTGTCGTTAATACTTGTGCTAGCAAGAGTAGACAGTAATATGTAGTCATCCAGACGAATAGGTTATAACAAATGTTATAGCTTCACTAACTTAACAGTTAGACATATTAAAAGTATACATAGCAATATGAAAATAAATAATCTATTGTTAGTATGATACAAAACTGATTGTTACATCTTCGGGTGGAAGGAATTATCCTTTGAACAAAATAAAGTCACGCCTTTGACTTTAATCAGTATATTATGGTTTATAGTAAACTATTCAATGTAATTATAACGTCCAAGTGGATTAGTAATTATAAGAGTAAAGCGGGAGCTTTATAATATGTATCGAGATTTGCAGGTAGAAATACCTGATGGTTATACTTTGGAACTGATAATTCCCTTACTTGTGTTTAAATCAGCAATACTGGTCACAAGCCCAGTTGAGAAATGATGAGTGGACACAATTAAATATTAACTAAACACAAATAAAGAGACATGAAAAACCTTATTAATAATAAATTACATGGTGTAAGATTAGGAGCACATCCAGCACCAAGTCAACAAGGAAAAGATTTAAATTTAAGAACTATGCTATTTGAAGACTGGATAATTTATATCATTAGAGAAAATAAAGATAAATTGCCATGGAACAAGAAGTAATATTTAAGATAATAATGGTGTTAGCACTCGCTTGGGTGCTTTCACCAGATAAACATAGTAAACAAGGTTGATGATATACCTTTTTAAAATCATCAAAATAATCCATAAAAAATCAATTAAACATGGAAACAACAACCAACAGTGGTAGTCTAAACACTTTAAACCTAAAAGACACATTATTAGTATCTGCAAGAAAGATAAATGGAGGTAAAATGTCATTAGAATTTGCAGAAATTATAAAAGCAGGAGATAGAGCAGTATCTGCATTAACATTGTTAAATGCAAGTGATTCAAGATTTAGTGGTAAGCCAAGACGTGCTTGGGTAAGTGCTGAAGTAGTTGATGCTTCAAAACTATTTAATATTAACTTTGGAGATGATGCTGAATGGGAAATGACTCCACGCGGTGAGATGTTAGAGCTAAATATCCTTAATCCTGCACATAATGGAGAAAGATTTAGACTACAAATTAGTGAAACTACTCAAGGTACTCAGTATCAATTAGATAACATTGAGACTTCAGCTAAAAGACGTGGTAAAGATGGGGAATTTATAACTCATAATGGAGACTATGTATTTAGTAATACAGAAGTTGTTATGATAGGTAAAAATGAAGATGTTACTCATACATATCTAGAAACTGATACGCAAGTTATTGCTAAAGTTGAAGATAAAGTAGAAGAGTTAGCATCAATTACAGATTATTAACAATATAAATAATGAATAGAGGAGCTTTGTGGCCAGAGCTCTTCTATTTGTTATTATAATAAAAAAGTATGGCGACAACAAATATATATAAAAGTCCTAGAATTGTAAAGAATAAAATAGTTCTTGAAAAAATTACATTTAGAGGCAAAAAGATAATAAGAGAAAAAGTAATAAAAGAATGGAATATACCTAAAATTATAACAAGTGATATTGGGTATCAATTAATGTTTGGAAATAGATGTTTACAAAAATCAAATAATTCAAACGGAGGCATTGAGCCAAGAACATTAGAATATTAATTAAAATTTAAAATTATGGGGAAGATGAAATGGATTTATAATATAGTACAAAATGGTGATTCAGATATATTTCTAGATGCATATAAAAAAGCTAGGTTTGAAAATAGCATAGGGTTTACATTTGATAACAAGTTTATTGATGTTATTCAAGGTAAAGCTATTTGTAATGAAATCAAAAAAGCTGAAAAAGAATATGATAGACATATAGATGAAATGGCAACGAAACATGTTGATTTACTACATAATATAGCAAGAGGAAAATGATTTATTTAATAGATAATACAATAGCTGTTAGTCACATACCTGCATCACATTATCAGTTGGGGACAATTGATGATGTGGTGAGCTATTGTAAAGATAAACAGGTATTAGGGGTTGATACAGAAACGGAGGGCTTTGATTTTACATGTAAGAAAATGATTATGTTTCAAATAGGTGATGATGTTGATCAATTTGTAATTGATACTAGAGTTGTTAGTATTGAGCCTCTTAGAGACATACTTGAAGATAAAGATATAATCAAAATCTTTCATAATGCTAAATTTGATTATAAATTTATTAAAAAATGGGGAAATATAGAATGTGAGGGTATTTATGATACATTTCTTACTGAGCGTGTTTTAAACTGTGGTAGAGATGGAGTTAGATATGGTCTTAAAGATGTTTGTAAAAAGTATTTAAATGTAGAGTTAAACAAAGAAGTTAGAAATCAATTTATAGGATTAACTGGACAACCATTTAAAGAGGACCAAATAGTTTATGGGGCTAAAGATGTAGAATATTTAATATTAATAAGAAGACATCAACTTCCTTTAATAGATGTAAATAGATTAAATAATGTAGTTATACTTGAAAATGAGGTTGTTACAGCATTTGCAGATATAGAATATAATGGTTTAGATTTAGATACAGAATCTTGGAAAAAGATAGAAGACGTTAATAAAGATAAAGCTGATAATTTAGGGGTTGAATTAGATGAGATGGTTAGACATGATGTAAGAGTTAAACACTTTGTATCTGCTTATATACAAACAGATATGTTTACTCCTGTAGAAGAGATTAGAGATATAGATATTAAATGGACATCACCTAAACAAGTCCTTGAAGTATTTCAATGTATTATACCTAAACTTGATAATGTTAATGGTAAACAGATGTATAAATATAGGTATAAGTTCCCATTAATAGATAAATATGTTAAATATAAAGAGGCAATGAAATTATGCACATCTTATGGTGATGCATTCTTTAAGAACTTGTCTTCAGATAATAAAATACATACTAATTTTAACCAAATTCTAGACACAGGTAGAGTAAGCTCTTCCAAACCTAATATGCAACAAATACCTGCAGATAATATCTATAGGAATTGTTTTACTGCACCCAAAGGTTGGAGCTTTGTAAGTTCTGATTACTCCAGTCAAGAGTTAAATGTAATTGCTTTCGGATCTAAAGACCCAGTTTGGGTTAAAGCTTTAGAAGAAGGACAGGATTTACACTCTACTTGTGCTGAATTGGTATATGGAGAACAATGGTTAACCAGTGGTGAAGATGATTGCGTTTATATGAGTAAGAAAGAAAAATGTAATTGTCCGACACATAAAAAACTTAGAACAAATGTTAAAACAATTAATTTTGGCCTTGCTTATGGTATGGGGCATAATAAACTTTCTGATACCCTTAATATTACTGTCGATGATGCTAAGCTTCTTATTGAAAAATATTTTAAAGCTTTCCCATCAATTAAAGGATTCTTAGATAAATTAGGTAACTTTGGTAAGAAGTATGGATATATTAAAACATTTCCCCCTTATAATAGAAAAAGATGGTTTAGTAATTGGTACCCAAAGATTTGGAATAATAAATCATCTATGATGGAACTTGGTAGTATTGAGAGAGCATCTAAAAACACACCTATACAAGGAGCTAGTGCAGATATGACTAAGCGTGCTTTAATATTAATGCGTGATCATATTAAAGAGTTTGATTTACCTGTTAAACTAGTAATGACTGTACATGATCAAATAGACACTATATGTAGAAATGATTATTTAGATAAATGGACAGTTAATATGAAAGAGTTAATGGAAGATGCTGCATTAGAAATAGTAACTAATGGCCTATTAAAGGCTGAAGTAACAGTAAGTAATTGTTGGGAAAAATAAACTAATAAATATGAAAAGACATCATGTAGCACAACAAATGTTAGAAGAACAGCAATATAAGAAAGATAATGGTCCCATTGATATAGTTATAGATCAACTATGGAAATATAGTGGTGAAACTGAAAAGACATCTGTAGATTTTGAAGAGTTTGATATAAATTTCAGAAGTTATTATAGAAAGAGAATTAAAGAAAGGAATATCTATTTATTATTAAATAAAAAAGAATCTAAGATAATAGATTATTTCTATCAAAATTCAAATACTAGAACTATACAACAAATGGGGAAAGATTTAGGTATATCTGGGACCACAATTCAACAAACAATCAGTAAACATATAAAAATACAAAGAGATGATACGAAAAACACAGGTTAACTCCCTTAAAGAGTTAAAAAATTTAGATGGTAAACGAAAAACTATCTATGATATACTTAAAACTAAAGGCAAAGCTACAAATAGAATGATAGCTAAAGCTTTAGGTTGGGATATAAATAGAGTTACAGGTAGAATGACAGAATTAGTAAGTTTAGGACTTGTAACTACTGATGGAACAACATATGATAGTGATACTAATAGAACAGTAACGTTATGGAAAGTATTGTGACTCAAAATATAAACAAGATAAGAGATACAGAACAGAAGAAAGCTCTTAATTCTTGGGCCAAGCAAGGATTTGTTGGTTCCGTTATAGCTGGTACTGGATTTGGTAAATCTAGAGTAGGAGTATTAGCAATAGATTATATTTTAAATCAACCTAGTAGAAGTAATAAACAAGCAGCTTTAATATTAGTTCCTACTGTACAATTGCAAGAACAATTTCGTAATGAATTTATTAAATGGGGCTTAGAATACTGTCTTGATAGCGTTGATATTTTATGTTATCAAAGTGCGTATAAATTGCAAGGTCATCATTATGATATAGTAGTGTGTGATGAGATACATTTAGGTTTAAGTAATGAATATCGTAAGTTTTTTAAGTATAATATATATGATAGTTTATTATGTATGACTGCTACATTACCTGAAGAAGATGATTATAAAGATATTTTAAATAAAATAGCTCCTACAGCCTATACAATTACATTAGATAAATGTGTACAATTAGGAATTGTAAGTCCTTATAGTATAACATGTGTACCTGTAACATTAACAGTAGATGAGAAAGAAAGTTATAAAAAAGCTAACAATAGTTTTGTTCAATGGAAGTATCAATTAGGACAATTTAATGCTTTTGAAAGCGCTCAAATGATAATGGCTAATAAGAATGCATTACCAGGAGAAAAACAAAAAGCAGTAATGTTTTATAAAGCTATTAGAATGAGGAAAAAGATAGTAGATTTTGCAGAAAATAAGATAACTAAATTTAAAAAGATATATGAGGAGAATAAAGATAAAAAGATCCTTGTATTTGGGGGAGCTAATGATTTCACAGATCAGCTCTGCGCATCTATAAGCCCTCATGCAGTATCCTACCACTCTAAGAAGACTAAAAAGCAAAAGGAAGCCGCTTTAGAGTCTTTTAGAGATGATACAATAAATGTCTTATGTTCTACTAAAGCCCTTAATCAAGGATTTGATGTACCTAATGCAAATATGGGTATTGTATGTGGTATAACTAGTAAATCTTTATCTATGATTCAAAGAATAGGTCGTTTAGTTAGATTTAAAGAAGATAAAATAGGGGAGATAATTATATTATATGTTAAAGACAGTCAAGAAGAAAAATGGCTAAAAAATGCAGTTAAAAGTCTTACTAATATTGTCTGGAAATAAAAATAATATTAATATCTAAAAAATTTGTACAATATGAAAAAGAGTAGTATATTTGCAACAGTTTTATATTTATTTATAATAAATTCTTTTATAAACCTAACTGCCAGGGAATATCAGAATGATAATATAACTAAATATATAAAAGTGATTAAATTTAAACACAATAAAACCTTATGAAAATAGATTTAGATTTTGAAGTACTTGAACAAACACAACTAAGTGCAGATGATTTTCTTTATTTATATGTTATTTACAGAAAAGGTTTTAATTATTTAACAACACTTAATCTTAAACCAAATTTAGATGAATTGCAAGCAAATGGCTACATCAAGCTAGGTGAAACCGCTGATCAACATGTTGTTAGACAAGAGTTCATAGATCTCTTCTCTAACGACTTTGATCAGATGTTTGCTGAACTAGTGGGTACGTACCCAATGAAAGTCAATTCACTTAGAAGCGGTGTCAGAATTCTTCATGCTAAGGATCCAGATGCTAAAGCAAATGAAAAGGCGAGAAATAAATATCGCAAGGTAGTAGGTACTAAAGCTTATAAGCATAGACATATAATTAACTGTTTAAATAAACAGCTAACTATTGAAAGAGAGAACCTCGGGTTTTTACAAAACTTAGAGGTATGGATTAATAACCATACTTGGGAAAAGTATGAAAACTTAGAAGAAAATGACACACAAAAACTTACCACAAGAATTACTAGATCCCTTTAAAGATAAAGGATTTAAAAGTATTAGACGGTCAATTAGCGCATCATTACATCAGGTGCGAGATGGAATGCTTGGAAAAAGAACAGTCTTCCCTACAAAATGGGACAGATTAAATAAAAACTTATTAGGAGGTTTACAGCCTGGTAAGATGTATGTAATCGCAGGAAGACCAGGTGTAGGTAAATCAGCTTTTAGTAATCAATTAATATTTGACTTATTAGATGCCAATAGAGCTAAAAATTTATTAGTACTATATTGGAGTTTTGAAATGCCTGGTTATCAGCAAATATTGAGAGCAGGTTCAAAGGGAGCAAATAAAGAGATTAGTGAATTGCTATCTGTAGAACAAAAACTAGAACAATCTGCTTACGAAGCTTTCAAAGAGGAAGTCCTTAAATATGGGGACTATCCTATTTATTTTAATAATATCCCTAGGAATATGGAATTTGTTAAAGAAGCTAATGTAGATATTTGTAATAAATACCCAGATAAAGTTGTAATAAATGTATATGACCACTCTAGACTTATTTTGAGTGAAAGAGAACAAGAATTACAAAAACTTAATGAAGTATCTAAAGGGTGTATGTGGTTACAAGCTAAAATGGGGTGTATAAATATTTTATTATCTCAACTTAACCGTAATATAGAACAAGAACATAGAGCTAAAGCTCAATATCAACCATTATTAACAGATTTATTTGGTGGAGATAGTATTGGGCAAGATGCACATGTTGTGATGATGTTACAAAGACCCCATGATTTATATGGGATTACAGATAAATATTGTGGAGAAAATCCAATGAAATTGTTGGCTGTTCATGTAGAAAAAAACCGTGATGGTTTATTAGGTATGATACCTTATGAAGCAGAGATGTCAACATTTACTATTAACGAAAGAAAAAAATAAAATTATGTCAAAAGAAAAAGCAATAGAAATTTGCAACAATTTAGAACAAAGTATAAATAAAGCATTAATTAGTGTATTATCTAATAAAAACTCAATGTTTGCTCCTTATACCGCAAGCAAATCTAGATTAAGAGAAACTCAAAAAAAAGTAATGAAAGAATATAATTTAACTAAAAAAGATTTATTATGAACATAGAAGAAATTAACATATTAAGTATGATATTAGTATCTTTGCTAATAGGATTTATTTTAGGGGGTATTTCTTTAGTATTACTTATTAAAGATAATACCAACAAGTTAGAAAAGAAAATAAAAACATTAGAACGAAAATTAAAAGATTGTTTAAAAGCTTATGATAAAGTAACAAGCTATGAAGATGATCCTGACTATCATGCGTATTAATTATGGGGAAACAAAACGAAAAATTATTAAAAAATATAGAAAGATATGAGCAAAAAGAGAAAGCTAAACAGCAAGAATCCAAAATACATGGACAAAAGTCTATTAAAGAAAGAGGAAGGAATAAGAAAACTGGAGTGTATAACTCATAATAAAGTAAAAGTATACTCTGTATGGAGTAAAAGTTTATGAACTATAATATGAATAAAAAATTATTTCCTTTTATAATAGCTTTATCAGCATTATTTGTATCAAGTTGTGCTATATTTTATTCTATATATGGGTTAAGTAAATTATTTGCAGGAGCAAGTACTGAAGTAATAATTATGGCTAGTTCATTAGAAATAGCAAAATTAGTAGCTGCTTCATTATTATATAGATATTGGGATATAATTAATAAATATTTAAAAATATATTTAAGCTTTGCTTGTATTATATTAATGATTATTACTTCTGGGGGAATATATGGATTTTTATCAGGAGCATATCAAGAAACTAATATTAATTCAGAATTAAATAATAAACATGTAATTGTATTACAAACAAAACAAAATAGATTTCATGACCAGTTAACTAGTGAAAATGAAATGGTAAAATATTATACTAAAGCATTATCAAATCCTACAATGATTCAGTACATTGATAAAGAAACAGAACAATTAGTTACAACTACTTCTTCTAAACAAAGAAAATTAATGACACTTCAATTAAAAGAGGCAAAAGAAAATGTATATAGATTAAATGATTCTATTTCTATATATGATGTATTAGTACTAAATAAACAATTAGAAGATAATAGTAATAGAGAGTTAGGACCATTAAAGTATCTAGCTAAGTCATTAAATATTTCTATAGATAAAGTGGTAAATATATTTTTATTATTAATAATAATTGTATTTGATCCATTAGCAATATCTTTAGTAATTGCAGCTAATTTTGCTTTTATGCAATTAAATTTAAAACCAATTAAGAAAGACCCTGAATTTAAGTCATTTAATGGATGGATTTCTTCTATTAAAAACACAAAATACTTTTTAAAAAAATAAATTATGGAATTACCAGAAATAAAGGTAAAGGCTAGCCGTAAATCGCCTAAAAATATGATAATATATGGCCCACCAAAGATTGGGAAAACTACAGTATTATCACAACTTGATGATTGTTTAATCATTGACTTAGAAGATGGTTCAGATATGGTTGATGCTTTAAAAGTAAAAGCTAATAGTCTGAAAGAACTTCAAGAAATTGGGTCTGCAATTATGAAAAAAGGAAGACCATATAAATATATAGCTATTGACACTATATCTAAGCTAGAGGAGATGTGTGAAGCATATGCTAAACAAATTTATATGAAAACTCCAATGGGTAAAACTTTGATCAAAAGAATCCTGGTGCATCAGTACTATCATTGCCTAATGGCGCTGGCTACTTATATTTAAGAATG